TTCTCTCCGCGTTGTGAGGGGTTGAGATGGCTGGTCAACTCGACAGTCTTTTTAAGAATGTTGCCAAGTCGGTAGTCAAGGACCTTGGCACGTCACTCGACACGTCAATCACCTACGTGAGAAAAGCGTCTGCAACGTATAACGTGGCAACTGGTGCCGTAACAAGCACTGACACCAGTTATAGCTTTAAAGCTCCTGTTGAGTTTATTGCTTCTGACGAAGAAGGCGGTTATCAGGAAAACACCGCTCGGCTCTACATAACGCCTGATCAGATTGGGGACAATCAAGCCAATTTGCAAGACGAGATCTCATTGACGTTTAATGGATCGTCACGTGCCACCAAGATTCAAGACATTCGCACTTTTAGAGGTGGCCAAGAGTATCTCTACATGATTCGGGTGGTGTTCTAATGACGCTTGTAAACGCTAGAGCTGCGCTTGAGGCTGCTATTAACACTGCGGTAACGGATGCGGATGACACGGTTTCAGTGGTGTTCGATAACATGCCGTTTACAACGCCTGGCAAGACAAAAAAGTACGTGATGGTGACGATCAACTTTGATCAGTCAACGATCCAGCCTCACGGTGCAGCCATTGATCAATACGCTGGAACGGTGCAATGCGGCATTTTTACGCCAAGGGACAAGGGAAGTGCTGCGGCTGCTGCGATTGCAGAATCAGTTATTGATGGTTTGACCTCTGTAAACGCTTCTGGTTACACGGACACGTATTCAGCAAAACCCCGTGTTGGCCAAGTCAATGGCCCCACTGCGGTAACTGATGAAAACAACAGTCATTTCGTCAGCGTGGTTAGCTGTCGATTTACAGCGGTTTAATGGCCAAGCCTATTACTGAGCTGACCAAGGACATTCGTAAATTGATTGAGGATGGGCGTGCAGCGGCAGGTCCAGAGATCGTTTTTAGCCTGCAAAAGGCTGGCCCGTGGTGGACCGGAAACTTTGGTGAGCTGTGGGAGCTTAGCCCTACGCCAGTCGAGCCAGTAGTAAGCAATCAACGTGACTGGGAAGCCCCCAATCTTCCTAGTGCCAGAAGCTTCCAAAAACGTCCTGCTTTAAAAATTCCAATCAATAGTCCTTTGTATATTGGCAACTTGGCTGATTATGCAGGATATGCGGTCAATAATTCGCAGGCAAAGCTTGACGGTAAGACATACGGAGAAGCTAGGCCCCCATTACGAAGTACAGCACCTAGCGGTCCACGTTGGTACAAGATTTATACAGAGACGAGTAGGGATACGGGGTTGTTTCTTGATCTAGACAAAGCATTTGCATCTGTGCGCTTGGGGTAAGCTATATTGTGCTAGTTGACTGAGTTTTATGGCTGAAACACGCGCAATCGACAAGTTGTGTCAGGCGTTTAGCGTCGAGCAACGCAGCAGCTACACGATTAAAAGTGGCGAGGAAGTCGTTCTCAAGCTGTACTGGAAGCCTTTGACGATTGCCGATCGCGATGCAATCAACAACTCGTTGAAAGCGCTGAACATTGGTGCGGCTGAGGACAATTTGGATTTTGCGATCCAAATGGTCATTCGCAAGGCAGAAGACGAAGCTGGTAATCGGATCTTTTCGGACGGCGACCGTGCCAAGATTCGCAACCGTCTGCCTCTGAGCATTGTGCTGGACATCATGTCCAAGATGCAGAGCATGGATGAGGTGGAAGAAGCAGACGATCTTAAAAGCGAGGATTGATAAGGATCACTTCCTGTTCCTGCAGTTCTTCATTGCTGAAAAGCTAGGCATGACACTGGCTCAGCTTCGAGCCAGCATGTCGATGGAAGAGCTAGTCGCTTGGAGCGCTTACTGCTCGGTCAAGTCTGATCGGGAGCAAAAGGAGATCGAGCGGAGTCGTCAGCAGGCTCAATATCGCCGTGTGCGCTAACCTGAAGGCAATGTCTTCGGGTTAGTCGTGGCTGCTGAGTACGAAGTCAATATCAAGATCAATACTCAAAAGGTCGTTACCGATCTTGGCAAAGTTGATAGGACAATAAAAAATCTTGGCAAGTCAGCAAATTCTCAAGAAAAAAGTCTTGAAAGGATTGTAGATAAACGTGCTCGTTTGATGAATCGCATCAACGAGATGGAGGCCAAAGGGCTAAAGGTTAGCAAGCTCAGGAAACAAATGGGTAAGGCGACCACTGAACAGGGTCGCAAAGATCTTGCTAACGCTCAAAAAGAGTATCGAATTTTAGAAAGAAGTATTCGTCTAGAGCAGTCGAAGTTAAGAATTCTTCGAGCGCAAAAGCAAGGTTTTCCTGCGAGTCCAATTCGTGGCATAAGAAGCATGATGGGCTCTCCAGCCCAGATTGCTGCGTCCGGCAGGCAAGCTGCTGATCCTATTAGAGGTCGTGCAGACTTAGTGGGTTCTCCCGCTTATTACGAAGCTCAACAAAAAGCTATTGATCGTCTTGCTCGTCAAGGCGGTCCTTCTAATCCTGTCAAAGGACATGCAAATTTAGTCGGATCTCCAAAGTATTTTGAAGAGCAACAAAAAGCTATTAACAGGGCAGCGCGTCAAGGTGGTCCTTCGGATCCGATCAAGGGACATCCAAACCTAATTGGATCTCCTGCTTATTTTGATGCTCAGCAGAAGGAAATTGACAAAGCAGCTCGCCAAGGTGGAGCTAGAAGTCCGCTAAAGGGCAGTAAGGATCTTGCGGGCTCTCCTGCGTATTTTGATGCTCAACAGAAAGAGATTGAAAAACTTGCACGTCAAGGCGGCGCTAGAAGCCCAATTCGGGGCAATAAGGATTTAATTGGTTCTCCCGCTTATTACGAGCATCAAAGGAAGGAATTAGAAAAATTAGCTCGTAAAGGAGGGCCTAGCAGTCCAATTCGTGGTGGTGCGAACATGCCGGGATCGCCGCTTGCTCTTCAAGGAGGAATGAACCGACTTGGGCAGGTAGGTCTTGGTGCTGGTTTTCCGTTGCTGTTTGGTGGTGGTCCAGGGTCAGTTATTGGCGGCGGCCTAGGAGGACTGACGGGATCTTTTGGAGCGCAAATTGCTCTTAGTGCTGCTGGGCAGCAAATAGATCAACTTATAGGACGCACGGCTGCATCAGCTGAGTCTTTGGGGGCTGTTGGCACGGCGCTTGATTTCTTGAGAGAACGGTCGCTCTTTAGCTCAAAAGAGTCTGAACAGTTAGCAAGGAAGCTTGAGAATCAAGGTGATTTAACTGGTATAGCGGCGCTAGTCACGGAAGAGCTTAATGAAGCTCTTGGCCCGGGTGGCATTCAGAAGATGCAAGATCTTGCTGAGCAAACAAAACTGGCTAAGGAGCAATGGGGGCAGCTGACAACAAACCTTGAGCTTTTGATTGCAGGTCCTTTAGCAGAGTTTTTGAAGATTGTTAACGCAACTCTTGGGATCAAGGTCGCACAGTCTCAATTCGCGCGAGCGTTAACGACTTTGCAGGAAAAAGACCCTCAAAGGTTGAGAAAAATGTTGCCTTCGTTTGAAGGAGCAAAAGATCCAACTAAAGCTATTGCTAGTAATTTGGCTTTTGGTCCAAATATAGCTGGAGGCATATTCAATATGCAGGGCCTTTCAGAGGGGGCGTTGACAAGTTTTACAGAGCAAATGAATTCCATAATTCGTGGTATGGGTACACCGGATGGTGTTATACCAATTACGGAAGAAGACCGCAAAAGGTTTAAGCCTAAGAAAGACAGCGCAGTAAAAGAAGAAGAACGTCTTCAAAAGCGTTTAGGCAAGCTTGAGGAGGAACGCAAAAAAGTTCTTGAAATTTCTCGTTTCAGGGACAGAATCGCTGCAGCAGAGGCAGCTGAAGACGATGAGCTTGTCATTCGGCTGCAGGGTGAGCAGCGAATAGCTGAAATTGAAGCTAACCGCTTGAAAGCTTTAGTTGGCATTACAGATCAACGTGAAGTAGATGCCGTCAACATTGGCAAAGCTACTGAAAAACTAGCTGCTCACCGCGATACAGAGCGTGAACTGGCAGAGCTGCAACTTCAAAGACAGGAAAAATTTGAAGACACTATTGAGGCTTTAGAGCATCAACTTGAGCTTGCTCAGGCCACAAGTGAAGAGGAAAGAGAGCGGCTTCGTATCGAAAAAGAGTTGCAAGAGCTAAGAGAAGGTGGAATGTCCGAATCACAACTTGGACAGGTTGGTGACTTGATGCGGCAAATATCTGCAGAAAATAGTCCTCTCAACCAATTTATCAAGCAGTCAGTTGAGAGTTTGAACAACCTTGAGCAGCACGCTGTTCAGGTGTCTCAAGGTATTGGCAATGCAATCGGCAACTCGCTTGTAAACGGACTGCAAAACCTTGTCACAGGAGCACAAAGTGTTAAAGAGGTCTTTGCCAATATGTTGAAAGCAGTTGCTGATGTGCTTGCTAAGCAAGCTGCACAGATGATTGCGACTTATATCGCGATTGGTGTTGCCCGTGCCTTTGCTGGACTTAGTGGTGGCGGCGGAAAAGAATTAAACCTTGCTGGTGTTGAGCAGTATTCCGGCATTGGAGCTAACACGCCAGTTACTCCTTTCGCAGAAGGTGGTTACGTTTCAGGTCCAACTAACGCTTTGGTCGGAGAGGCCGGTGAACCTGAGTACGTTATCCCTGAGTCGAAGATGCGTGAAAGCATGGCGCGTTACTCGCGTGGTGCTCGCGGTTCTTCTGTTATCCCAGACTCTGGAGTTTCTGGAACGTCAGGCGAAGGTGGCGGTACAGCAGTTGCCGCACCAATCGACGTTCGTTACACCGTCGAACGAATCAACAGCGTTGATTATGTGACGGCTGATCAGTTCCAGCGTGGAATGCAGCAGGCTGCGGCACAAGGTGCCTCACAGGGCGAGCAGCGTGCTTTGACTACTCTTAGGCAGAACACTTCGCAACGTAAGAGGATTGGTCTCTGATGGCAGATCAGACGTTTGCAGTAACTGTTGTCGCTAGTGGCGGTGGCAATCGCTATCGATTTGATGGTGGATCTGTAGATGCCCAAACGCTGTCACTGACAGAGGGCAAGACTTACCGTTTTACGCAGGAAGATTCCAGCAACTCAGGGCACCCGCTTCGATTTAGCACCACACCGGACGGGACTCATGGCGATGGAGATGAGTACACAACGGGCGTCACGACTGCCGGAACTCCTGGCAGCTCAGGCGCTTACACGGAGATTGAAGTCGCCCACGATGCTCCGCTGCTGTATTACTACTGCACTCAGCACTCTGGGATGGGTGGTGCGGCAAGAACCATTGGCGAAGAGAACAGAGATAACAGCCTTGCGTTTGGGCACTATCTGACTTTGCGCTCACCGACCACCTTGGGCGACTACAAGTTCCAAAATTACTGGGTCGGTGAGAATGCGCCTTTTTTCAACGTAGATACTGGCGCTAGAACTGAATTTGGCTTTCTGCCGTTTGCGTTTTCAGGCGTCACGGTCACGAAGTCTGGCGACAACCAGCCTGCAACGATCGCTTTTCCAAATAACGAGCTGAGCCGTCCATTTGCAACCATTGCTGTGCAAGACGAGTATCTAGCCAACGTTCGCACCGTGTTGATCGATCCAAATGACAAGGACGGCTACACCCTGATCAACCGGTACATCGGGCAGATCGTTAGCGCCAAATGGGACAGCAGTGCGTTGACGCTGGAGATGGCGTCAGTATTTGATGCGGTTGGAGCGGATGTACCACGCAAGCGTTTGACGCGGCAGCTTGTTGGTCATTTGCCGTTGACGAGCGCTGTTCGAGTTGCGTGATTGATCTAATCGGCAGGCCGTATCGCCTAGGGGCTGATGGCACTGGAGCGGATGGAGCAATCGACTGCATCCATCTGGTTTATGTGGTGTTGGAGCGGATGAACATTCCGACGCCTAAGTTCAAGGATGACTGGTATAACCAGAGCGTTAGGCAGTATGGGCGAGATTTATTGAAGTGGGGAAGTCGAATTGACCAGCCCGGTTACGATGGGGACGTGTTGCTGCTAGATCAGGGTGATCCTGTCTTTGCAGTCGTTTGGAGCAGAGGATGTCTCTACATCAATCGGCATTTGAAGGCGGTCGCATGGTGCCCTATCGACGGAGTGTCGAGCAGCCACTGCTTCCGTATGAAAAGCGGCTGATCACGGCTCTTGGTTGTAGTGAGCAGGAATATCGACAGTTTGCAAATGAAGTAGAGCGTCGATACAAGGAACGCCCGGAAGATTATGCGCATATTCCTGATATTCAAAACGCTGACGCAACAACGCTTGCGATTATCAGCATTGTTGTCAGTGTCTTGAGCACTGCAGCGGCATTGCTGCTTATGCCCAAACCAAAACAACCTGATCAGGTTGAGCGTCGTCAACTTGCAGGTCGCACGGGCAAAGATATTTATGCGCCTTCGTTTGGTTTTGACAGCCTTCAAGAGTTAGCTGAATACGGTCAAACCGTTCCAATCGCATTCACCCGTCGTAAGGGTCAAGTTGACCCTGATGATCAAAACAGCGACAAAGGAACAGGCGGTCTGTTGATTTCACCGCAACTTGTGTGGTCCCGCATGAAGAGCTGGGGCGGATATCAAATTGCTGAGATTGTGGCCATTGCCGGTCAAGGCAACATGGCTAAGCCTGACCTTGCTGGAATCTTTCTTGGAAATAACGCTCTTGACGGCATCTATGAGGACTATTTTGATTTTTACTGGAACGGTGGCTTTGAGGTCCAAGGATCTGGCAGTCGTCTGCGTGCCTACAACCTGCGCTACGGAAACCTAGCAATTGACGGTGACAGAGATAACCCAGGTCTGTCTGGTTCAGATCAGGTGTTTTATGCGCCTACGAGAAGTGGCGTAGCGCAACCTGCATTTTGTGGTGCGTTTACGCCATCATCACAAACGCGATTTGGTGTGTTTACTGGCGTTCCAAACGGCACACCCTTCAGGCCAAACTGGAGAATTATTTCAATTATAAAAGGGCAAGAAGATAAGACAGATCGTCAACTAAAGAATCAACAAAAAAAGCATGTTGATCCTTATTTAATGGATACCCACCCATTTGGGGGAAACTCAAAAGACGACGGCAGCGGTAGCAGCAACTGCGGGATGCCTGGTACAGGCACAAATTACGCAAGGCGCATTGGAATTGTTGAACACATTCGAGGAAGTACAGTTACTAAGGTTAATTATTCAGTAAGACCTGACTCGAGAAGCAACAATCCGAGCTGGCAAAATTTAAAGCAAGAGGTTGATTGTTTGGTGGGCGACAAGATTAAAGTTCTTATTGGCAAAGGACGGCAGAAAGAAAGGCCTTTCTCTGTCAGCAAAATTGAAGATGTTGATCTAAGTGACATTCGATCTGCAATCCAAGCAGAATCGGCAAGGTATGACGCGATGTTCTCGCGTGGCTCTACTTGGATGGTGGGACGTACCACTTGGAAGGTAACGCATCGCAGCATTGATGTTCCGTATGACGGCTCAAATGCTGATCACGTCAATAATGGCATTGTGATCACGCTTGAATGTATTGAAACCTGGAGTCGCCTGCAAAGGAAGATTGGTCTTGTTGCCGAAGAAGCAATTACGGTTGAAGACTATCTGCCATTTACTCAAGAAGGAGATGATATTCACGAAGCATGGTATCCGCTACTTAAGTATGAACTTGGATCGTTCCAGAATACCCGATCCTGCGACGTAACTGAAATTGGCATCAAGTCGCAAGTTTGGAGCAAGTTTGAAGGAATCACTAACTTCAACACTGTCCCTTCCCCGGGAAAACTTGTTGAGGCAAACAAAGATAAGATCCAGTTGTCTGAAGGCAAGGTAACGTCGTTCGCACATCGAATGTCGCTGTTTGCGGTAGACGTTCGACCCAGCAACTACGACTCTTCTCGCAGCGATAATAACGGGTGGGTCAACATGGGTCCTTACTTGTTTGCTGTAATTGGCAACTCACCTGTTGATTTTTATTCGTTTATCAGGATCCAGCATCCTGATCGAATGCAGTTCGAGTATCGGCTCCGTCCTTTTAATAGTGCAATTTTCGTAGAGCAAAGCGATGGGGCTGGCAACGTATTTGTTTTAGACGGAGCCCGTTTTGGTGCGCAGGCTTGGGAAAGCGACACCACTTACGGCAAGTTTCAGTTGCGAGCCCGTGGCTATTTTCAGCAGCCTAGAAATTATTTTACGCACCTTGAAATGGCTGCGGTCCCTGAGCTTATTACAGACGACGAGGGAGGTATCAGCATTAACTATAGCAGCACTCAAAAAGACACTTCTACTTTCTTTTTAGAAAATCTGAGCATTACCAATAACGAGGTTGGCCCAAGCTATGACAGCACCGGCCTGCAGATTAGAGACAACACCGAAAGCAATATCTACGCATTGGTGCTGGGCGTTGACCCTTATTTTGACAACCTTAATGTAGACGAACGACGCACTATTGATAACTGGGAATACACCCGTGATTCAGGAAGAGAGGTGTATATGAAACTTCACTTGATTGTCTACGAGCACAACTATGCTCACACGCCTAGAAACAAATGGTGGCGTGTTGAGCGAGTAGAGCTAGTCAGCTATAACGGTGACTATTCTGAGGGAGATACTTTTACAAAGCACGCAAGAAATGCTAATGGCACTCAATTCGCCTTTAAATATCAATTCCTGCATCCTTCTAATTCGGCAGGGCGGTTAGGTTTTAACACAACGGCAACTCGTCTTTGGCAGAAGTACAGCGGTTTGGCTGAAGTCTCTCACTACAGTGATTTGATTAGTCGGAGCTGTGATAATGGCACTGAGCATGAAATTGTCTACGTCAACGAGACACTTTCGGAAGAAACGACACCTCAGTATGACGGTTGCGCAATGGCTGGCCTGAAGCTCAAGTCCAGCGACAACTTCAACCAGCTCGATCAGCTTCGGACGTATGTCAAAAACGGTATTGAGGTGGAGCGTCTGATTGATGGAGATGTTGCGTCTAGCAACTTGTTGACTGACCTGCTTTGGTACTTGGTAACGAACAAGGACACTGGAGCGGGCAATATCTTGAATGAAGCTCTTGTTGACAAAGAGCTGCTAACAACGACTGGTCGTTACTTAGAAGCCAACAAGTTGTATTGGGACGACGTAATTGCAGAACCAATCAATCTGCGCAGCTGGCTATCTGCGCAAGCGCCAAGCGTTCTTTGCTTTGTGTCGTTGAAAAACGGCAAGATGACCTTGGAGCCCGCGCTGCCCTACGACTCAAATCACAAGATTGATGCAAGCAATCCGGTGACAATCTCAGCGATGTTTACCGAGGGTAACATCATTGAAGACAGCCTTGAATTCACATGGCTTGAGCTTGAAGAACGCAAGATGTTCCAGGCTGCAGTTATCTACCAGCAGTCACGAGTCAACCAGTTCCCTGAGCAAAAAACGCTGATTGCTTACTACGGCTCGGATAACAGCGATCTGCCGATTGAGGAGTTTACCTTCAATCACATCACCAGCGATGAGCACGCCGCAAAGGTTGCCAGGTACTTCCTGTCATTGCGCAAGAACCTGACCCACACGATCACGTTCAAGACGTTGCCCTGGGGCTTGAACCTAGAGGCTGGCAAATTCATTCGTGTCGCCAGCGAGATGAGCCCATATCGTCCCGACAACAACGGCATCATTCAGGATGATGGAACGATTGTGTCGATCAATGCGTTGGATGATGGAGATTACAGCGTTTATTACTGGGAGCGGAAGACCACTGCTATCAGCGAGGGAACTTTGCACGTTAAAAACGGCAAGGCAACGGAACTGTTTGATTCGGTGTTCAGCCTGAAAGAAAGTGACAACAGCGATTCACAGATTTATCAAATTGAGGCATTGGACATTGACCAAGACGGCATCGTCACGATCAAGGCCAGCAACTACGCGGTTAACTCAAGCGGCGTCAGCCAGCTTGCTATCGACGTTCTTGACACTGCAGGCGCGATTACAATTGAAGGACCGTTGGACGACTGATGGCATTTCCTGCGCATGAGCCCACTGGCCGGTCTTTTGACGCTGGTGACTACCGCTATAAAACCTTCTCGTCTCAGTCCGGCAAGGAAATTCGAATTCTCTATGGCGACAAGCGGACTGGCATGAAACTGCAACTGCAGTACGCCAACATCGCTGACACTGCGGCTGATGACTTCATTACTCATTACGACGAGGTAAAGGGCGGCTTTGATGTGTTTACACTCCCGTCCGAGTTTCGAGCTGGCTGGAACGGTGACGCAGATGCGATCGACGCTGCAACGGGGAATGACTGGCGATACGAGTCACCACCGCAAATAACGTCTGTGCGTCCGGGCACCAGTAGCGTTACAGTCAACTTAATTGGTGTGCTCTGATGGCAAAGGTTTACACCGGCAGAGATGGCGTAATGCAGCTTGCTGGAACGACCCTTGCCAAGGTCGTCAACTTTGCTGTGTCCAGCAACCTGGAAACGCTTGAGACTACGACTCTGGGTGACGGCGTTAGAAGCTATAGCCCCGGTGTTACGGGTTATTCCGGCAGCGCAACGTTGTTGTATTACAAGGACGACGACGACAATGTCAACACGTCGGATTTATTGAGCAGTTTGATTAAAACCGGCACGGATGGAGTCAGTTCAAGCGACACGGTCGAGTTGACGTTTCGTTGGGTTGATGGAACCGACAACAATGACATCAAGCTGACGGCGTACATCACCAGCGCAAACATTGGTGCAGCAACTGGTGACATTGTCAGGGCTGAAATTGCGTTCCAGGGGACTGGCGCCCTTGCCACTGCATCCATCGGGTCATGACGGTTTATCTTGGAACGCACGGTAAGGTCGAGCTTAAACGTGCTTTTGATGGCGGCGTAGTGTCTTCAACAATCAAAGTTGACGACGTAAACGCAACAGCAAAACGTTTTAGCTTTGATTTTGACCATGGTCAGTTGCTAACTGGCGATCAAATTGAGATTACAAGCACGGATGACAGCGCTCTTGACTTCATCGATAGCTACACAGATTCAAGCGTAAAAAAGTTTATTTACGTTGACGAGCTAGACGGGATCAGGCTTTACGACAGTTTTGCCAATGCAGTGGCTGGCGGCAAAACGAACGCAACGTCGCTTGCTGCTCCTGGGGACGACATACCTGTTGAAGTGGAGGTCAAAAACGCAAGCCACCGTGTGATCGCGCAAGTTAACAGTTTTGAGATCAATACTGAACGAGAAACTGTTGACACGACCTCGCTGTCAGATGAGTTCAGGACCAGAGTTAACACGTTGATTTCTGGCTCAGGAAGAATTAGTGCATTCTGGGAATACACCGGAGACACAACTAACGAGCTGCCTAATTACATGATGGAGCTTGCGCTAAGAACGCGAGTTGGCAGTAACTTTGAAGGCAGGTTCTACCTGAAGGTTAAAGATTACAACCCAAGCGGCGTTACAGATCGTTCAAATGATGAGATCTGGTATCAAGCAAATGGAATTATTACGGCAGCAGCTGTCCAATTTGCTCCAGATAATACGGTGCAAATAACTGCTGACTTCATAACTACCGGCGAAATCCAAATTCGTATGGAGCTGGAGACTGCTGACACTACTCTCACAGAAGGCGGCGATGAAGTCGTTCTTGATCAAGACGACACTGCTAGCCTGGATCTGGATAGTGACGAGGACTAGGAGCCCCGCTAATGGCTGACAAAAAGATCAGCGAGCTTAATTCGCTCACCGGCTCCGCTCTAGCTACCGGAGACCTTGTTGCTGTCGTAGATACTAGCGCCAGCGAAACCAAAAAACTGACGGTTGGCGCTCTTATCGAGAACGGCGTTGACCTGATCGCAAACAGCAGCATCCCTGGCGCAAAAGTGCTGTTCGGCACGGGCGAGGTTGCTGGAACGGCACTTGCAGATGGTGGCGTTACTACAGCCAAGGTTGCCGATGACGCAATTACAGCGGCAAAAATCGCGAACGAAGCGACCTGTGATTTAGTCACGACTTTGCCGTCATCTGGCGGTTACACGGGCCAGCTTGCTCTGGATACCGATGACAACAAGATTTACATCTGGGACGGATCGGCATGGCAGTCGGTCAAAGGCGCTGGTTCGGTCAACGCTGTTGTCGGCACCAGTAGCGGCATCGTCAACATCACCATCAGCACCAGCGGTGATGAAGTAACGATCACGCCGTCACTGGATAACACCAGCGCAGGCGCACAGTTTCTTGCTGGTCCTACTTCTGCGGCTGGAGCGGTTAGCTATCGAGCGATTGCAGGTGGTGACCTGCCGACTGCTACTAGCTCAGCCAAGGGAGCCGTGACAGTAAACGGCAACGGCCTAGTGCTGAGCGGCACTGAGCTGCGCGTTAATAACACTGTTACGGCAGAAACGACTGAGCATCATCTTGTTCAGTACGACGCCAACGGGCTTATTACTGCTGGTCGTGTCATCGCAGCAAGCGATCTGCCTGAAGCAACATCTAGTGCAAAGGGTGCTGTTGTCCCTGGATCGGGTCTAGAGGTTGCGTCTGGTGGAACACTGAATCACACCAACAGCACAACAGCTGGCACCTTTACGAAGGTGACTGTTGACGCTCAGGGTCACATTACGAGTGCAGTCAACCTTGCCGCTGCTGACATCCCAGACCTTGATGCAGCCAAGATCACGTCAGGTGCTCTTCCAACTGCACGACTTGCCAATGATGCAATCACGGCAGCAAAGTTAGCCGACTCTTCGATCACCAAGTTTGGCGGTGCGGGTGCGACCGATAACGTCGTTGTCTTCCCTGATGGTGACTTCAAAGGTCAGTTCTTTTTCGACGAGAAAAATGAAGACCTTTACATCTATACGGGTGAATCGTTCCTGCCAATCACCGTTATCAGTGGCAACCTTGTCAACGCTGGAACGTATAACGCCAACACCAACCTGCTAAGCAGCGTTACAACCGCAGGCTCTGCTGCTGGTTTTACCAACGGCTCTGCACTACCCGCACCTGCTACCGGCAATCTCAACTACTACGTCGTTGTTGACACGTCTGGAACGGGCTCAGGCAACGCCCCAGCAGTTGCTCTGGCCCCACCAGACATGCTGATTTCACTTGGAACGGGCTCAACGTTCCAGCTGATTGACGTTTCTAACGCTATTGCTGGTCAGACAGCAAGCAACATTTCTGTTGTTGCGGCTGGCAATATCAGCAGCACGGATGTGCAGGCTGCACTGCAAGAGCTTGACACTGAAAAGATCGGAGCAGCCAGCCCATCATTTACTGGAACGGTGGCGCTTGGTCAAAACGCCATTTTGACGTTTGAAGGCTCTTCAGACAACTCGTTTGAAACCACGCTGACGGTTACTGACCCGACTGCTGACCGCACAATCACATTGCCGAATGTCACTGGAACGGTGGTGACAACTGGTGATACGGGCAGTGTTACCAGCACGATGATTCTGGATGGCACAATTGCCAACGCAGATATCAGCGCGAGTGCAGAGATTGCAGTCAGCAAGCTTGCGAACGGGACTGCACGTCAACTGCTGCAAACCGATTCTGGCGGCAGTGGTGTTGAGTTCACCAGCAATGTGGACATCCCTGGAACGCTGGACGTCACCGGCGTTGCAACGTTTGATAGCACCACCACGTTTGTTGGTAACGCCACCTTCAACGGCAGCATCATCTTTGAGGGTGCTACTGCCGATGCGAATGAAACGACCCTGACAGTTACCGATCCAACAGCAGATCGCACGATCACGCTGCCTGATGCAACGACAACTGTTGCTGGCCTTGCGGTAGCCCAGAGTTTTACGAAAGCACAACGTGGAACACCTGTTGCTTTGAGCGATGGTGCAACAATTGCTGTTGATCTAAGCCTTGGCAATAACTTTACGGTGACGCTTGCAGGTAACCGGACGTTAGGCGCACCAAGCAACGTTACTGCTGGCCAATCTGGCGTTATTGTGGTTACCCAGGATGGTACAGGCTCTAGGACGCTTGCATACAATT